TATCAACCTATTGAAGAGCTTTGAGTTGTGGGCACTGGAAGCAGCACGAGTACACGGCATTAAGTAAAAAGACTATCAAGCACAAACTATAAAGGGGGCCACTTAATTGTGACCCCCTCTTTTGTTGTAGCTATGTGTTAGTGCTTACTGCTTCCAGTGCTTGTCATATGCACTCACGTACTCTAGGAAGAGTTGTAGTTCTTTGTGTGTGTAATCTGAGATACTTGCATCTATGCCCTGTCGCTTCATCATCTTTCTTGCTGAGCTTCGAGCTTCTGCTGAGCCTTTATGTCTCGCATCCTTGATCATAACTTGCTTGAATGTTTCAGGCGGAGAGAACTCACGCATATACTCATTAACAGTAGCACGTACTCTGGTGAGTTCACCCTTGAGCATAAGCCTACGCTCAGACACAGAGCCTTTCATGAACCTGTCATTCTTCATGAGACGTGCGGCAGAGTCTTCCAAGACAGGTGCAATGATGGTGTTGTACATCTTGTCATACTGAGGGTTCTTAGTACGCATATTGGCTGTATAGGGTAGCATCTCAGACATACCATAAACAAACTCTGTTGATGTCTGAGGTGGCTTCTGAGTAAAACCAGCAATACGTGCAGCAGGGTTAGCATCTCTTATGTCACCCTCACGTGTAGCACTGCTCAGCTTCTCACCTGTGATAGCATCAATGTCGTCTGAGAACACTTCGATCAGGTTGTCGATGTAACGTGTAGCATTCTGTGTGAATACTGCACCACCTGTGGCCTGTCGTGGGTCTTTAGCTACATCTGAGCCTGTGATCATGCCAGCTGCACGGTTAAATGCATCCAGAGGGCGTGTAAAGCCTGCTGCGATATTACCAGCCTGTTTGTACAGTGCGTCCAGGCTCAGGCCACGTGTATCCGTGTCATTACTTAAGAGTGAGATCAGGTTGTTGAGGTCATTACCGAAATCAAAGTCAGTAGCAACCTGACCGATAGCGATCTGTTTAAGCAGTTCCTCTTGAAGCTCAGGTGGAACCGTCTCATCTCTGCGCTTCAGGTTAGCCATACGACCTGCAATGAGGAATACAGACATGGGGTATTGGTTTCTGAAGTCAACTACCTTACCACCACCAACATCAAGCTCAGTAGGACCAAGAGCTTTGTCTCTACGCTCTTCATCATTACGCATAGCAAGACCCAGCGCTGACATAGATACAATAGCACGTGAGAAAGCTTCTGTAGCTTCGAGGTTCTTACCTTTGTATAGAGCAGATGCTGTGTTCACAATACTACCTGGACCCCACTCCCACGCAGTAGCTACCACGTTATTCATGAAGCGTCCAAACGGCAGGATTGTGCCCAACAGGGGTGTAGCAGAGATATTCTCTACAAGCTGTGCGGCTTTGGCAAGCTCTGTCCCCTGCTTTGTATAGTCCTTAGAGAATACAGACTTCATAGTCTGATCCAGAGCAGCACCAATCACGTTATTATCAATCACTGACATATCACCAGAGTTAATAACATCCTTGAGGCTTTTACCTGAGTTCAACTGGAGGTATTTATCCATCTCAGTCATAAACATATGTGACTTCGTAAATGTATCCTGTACACGTACACCCGTCCACTTGTTTGCACCATCAGCTAGAGCTTCAGCATTACGGAAGAAGCTGCTATCAGGGTCCATATTGAAGCGTTTAGCAGTGCGTTCAACACCACCAGCAACTGTCTCAAACAAGACCTTACTCACATCGTCATTCTCATTGAGGAACTTCATGTAAGCGTCATGTGTTGTGTAGGGGTCCATGAGGAAGCGCATCTTGTTAGCTACGTTGCCACGGTAGATACGACCAATACGCATCATCTCTGAACGTCTTGCACCTGTCTGTGTCAGAGCGCCTAGTGTATATGTAGTGCCTGTGATCACATCTGCAAGACTAGAAGCTACTGTGTACTGAGCAAAGCCAGATACGTTAGCCGCTGTTGTAGCAGGAGATGATACAAGAAGTCTACGCCATAGGTTTTGACCATACTCAATTCCTGTGGACAGCATAGCCTCCTTGCTCTCACGTTCAATCACACCCTCTGTAGCCTTCTCTAAGGCATCTGCACCCTTTACGACATTGACATCTAGAGCACGTTTAGCCTGTGAGAATACATTGAGTACAGAACCAGCACGGTTAGCCTCACTTGCTACAAGATCAGCAAGACGGGCACGTGAGTCACCCAGTTCACCCACATATACATGTGTAGGCTTGAGCATTGAGTTAATCTCATCTAGCTCTTTCTGGGGTAGGTAACGCACAGTGTTAGTAATAGCATCAGAGACAGTCATACCACGTGTCATAGGTACACCTGCGTCTTTGTATACTTTGACTAGGCCACCATTCTTACCTGTACCGTCTTCACCCAGGATGATACGTTTAAGTAGGTCAGCCTCCATCGTCTCACCTTCATTGATGCGACGACCTGCTTTCCACTTGTCTTTCCAGCTACGTACAGAGTCCTTGATTGTGGTTGCAGCCTTCTTTGTGGAAGCATCATCAAGCAGAGGCTTAGAGAGTGCACCCTCTTTAGCTATGATGTCGGCTACCTCTGTGTTAATACGAGTACGAGCATATGCCCCCTGAAGAGACTCTGCCATATCATCGAGACCTGTAGCACCCTTACCTAGCTTACCACCAATAAGCTGTGCACCACCACCAACAGCACCAAACAAGGAGCTAAAGCCAGTCTGAAGTGCACTGTACTGCTCCTGTGCACCTACATCCAAGTAAATCTGCTGGATTGAGTAGTCCTGAGCCATAGCAATGAATGCATCAGATGCAGTAGTAGCTACAAGCGCACGTGTAGCACGTGTCTTAGCTGCATCCTGCATTACTCCCTGCGCAGCCTTACGTCTAGCCTGACTGAGAAACACATTCTTTTCTACTTCAGCAGCCTTAGCAATAGCAGCACGTGATGCAGCTGTGTTAACTTTAGCTAGGGCAAACTTCTCTACTGCACGTTCAGCAGCTTCTTGTCCCGCCTTAGCAGCAGCTGCACGAGTAGCACCACTCTTGATTGCTTTCTGTCCAGCCTGAGCAGCTGCCTTCTTTACCAGGGTCTTAGCAGCAGCGCCACCTGCAAATGCACCTGCTTTAGCTGTACCGCCTGTGAGTAGTCCAATATAGTTAGACGGGTCTGTAGCAGCAGCAAAGATGTAATCCTTGACACCATCTACAGCACCATAAAGACCGTCATTCACAAACACGTTACCAAGCTGGTCATACAGCTGGTATGCCTTGTTAGCATTGGCTTTCTGCTCATCTGATGCATTACTAATGAAGCGAACCTCACCTGCTGTAGATACAAGGTTGGTATTGAAGTTACGCATGTGATCCACAAAGTCCTCTACGACCTGTGCATCGTCAATAGGCCCACCCTCATTGTAGCGTACACCATTACTGTCAATCATGTATTTACGGATGGCTACAACATTGTCTTCTCTACGAAGGTCTGACTTCTTTAGCGTAGCCTCAGGGTCAAAGCCATAAGGTCCGTCGTCTGTTTCAGATACCTCTTCATCAGTGAGACGTGTAAACTTAGGCTTATCTGCTGTTACTTGTGTTACTTCTTCATCTGTAAGGCGCTGGAAAGTAGGAGCCTCTGTTGTTTGGAGTGGAGGTTGAGACAAACCTGGAGGTACATTTGTGTCAATACCTTCAAGCTCCTCGTCTGTGAGGCGTTGGAATGTCAGGTTATCCATGTTATTTCCTTAGTTTAAAGCCCAAGGCCAAAGCGGATGCCGTATACAAGTGCTTCTTTGTCAAACGGGAGTGTCTCTTTGTTAGCTACAGCCCACTCAGACAGGATTTGTACAATCTCTTCGTCTGTAGACTCTTCTGTGAGACCTTCTTTTTCAGCTAGTGCTACAATCTGTCTACCATTTGTCTTGAGGATACGGTCTGTCGTAGCGTCTGCTTCAATCTGATCTGCCTGAACACTAGGGGTTGCAGCAGGTTCATCTGTTGCTACTTCATCTGTCTGCCCTTCTTCAGCAGCAGGCTCTAGGCCATAACGCATACCCTTAAGCAGAGTTGTCTTATCTACAGGAAGCTCTTCATTGTTAGCTACAGCCCACTCAGACAGGATTTGTGTAAGCTCTTCGTCTGAAGCACCATTGTCGATACCCTCCTGCTTGGCATACTCAACAATAGCATCTCCGTTATCAGAAAGCAAGCGGTCTGCCATAGGGTCTACACCTACTGTGTAATCTTCACTGGCCATGCCTGTTTCAATAGAACGTCTCACACGGTTACTTGTAGGACGTGTAGTAGGCCCAGTAGGTGCTACTGACTCTGTTGGAGTAACCCCAGCATTAGCAATAATGATCTTAGAAGCTTCTGCATCAATCAGATCACCCTTACGATATACCTTATCTACGCCATTTGCAGATACACGGACATTATCGTCTACACGGACGTACTCTTCTCCATCCTTGCCTACAACGACAGTCATAGGTGTACCACCCCAAACGTCATCAGACTCAATCTTACCTACTTCAGCCTCTACCTCTACATTAGTAGTATCCACCATCATAGGTGTCTCTTGTCTTATTGTAGGCTTTGTACCTGTAGTAGGCTCTTGTCCAAACAGAGAAGCAGTCCACCCCTGTTGACCTAGGATTGCATCAATGGCTGGACCCATGATCTCCTGGTAGCTTCCGTCACCGTAGTTCTCACCCATCTGTAGTACGTGATCACCAATGAACTGCTGGTCCATACGAAGTCGCTTACCTTTTACAACAGCTAGTTCCTGACGGTACTTTTCAGCATTCTCCTCGTCACCACGAGCTTCAGCGTTAGAGGCCTGCTCAAGTAGTGATGCTTCTTTAGCCTCCAGTGCCTTGTAGTCACTGTTGCCTGCCTTCATGGTGTTGATCTGTGAACGCAAGTACTCCATCTCACGTGCCTTGTTATCAACAGTGAACGTCTTACGTGTACCGAAGTTAACGTAGGAGCCAGGTGCAAGAGACTCATACTCAGACTGTGCAGCTGCTTCGTTGATGTCATAGATGCTGTAGCCTAGGTCAGTCATCTCTTGGTCAAGCTCAGCCTTAACACGCTCACGTGCACCACGCCCAAGCATACGATCCCACACTGTACCCTTATCTGCCTCTACAGAACCAGGAGTGGACGATGCCATGCCGAAGCTCTGGTTAATATACTCATCCATAGTAAGAGCATCATCACCGCCCATACGGAGTACGGCAGGGTCTACATCTACAGAAGCAAATACATCTGCATTCTGCTTGACAGCCTCTAAGCCATGCTCAGCTACAGATTTATCTATATGACGCTCTAGGTCAACCAAACCTGTAGGACCAGAGGACATAGCAGTACGAATAACCTCTTCTGAGACACCCATGCCACGCAGCTTAGCGGCCTTACCTCTGACTGCATCTGTAACAGTCTTGCGCTTAGACATAATTGCCTTATTGCGCTCAGCTAGATCACGCTGCTTAGTCTCGTAGTCCTCTGCCTTGTCTTTACGCTTGTTGATATCTTCTGCTACACCTGTGAGAAATGATGTAGCGAATGCTTGCCAGTCAGCCATTATGCTGTACCTCCACGTGACATAAGACCACTACCCTGTGCAGGCATTGGCATTTCTTCTTGTTCTGGTTCCACAGGTGTCGCTACGGCCTCAAGCTCTTCAGGCTTCTCTGTGGCTGCAATCTCTTGTAGCAACTGTACACCTGTGTCACTTTCATCAGCACCACCCTTGAGTGCCTGCTCCACTGCTGCCTCAGTGAGACGTTGCATACGAGCCTTCTCCTTCTCTGTAGCAGCCTCCTCAAAGCTTACTGCTGTCTCAGGCGTGTCAATGCCGTACTCCTGCATAGCCATCTTGATGAACGAGGCTACAACAGGACCAGCAAGCATACCTGTCTCAACAGTGTGTACACCCTTCATGCTACCTGTGAGCATAATCGTCTCTGTGAGAGTCTTGAGGTCAGCACCAAGTTCAAACGTAACTGCAATGTCATCCAGTACTTCTTGATCTGCAAGCTTCTTGATGTATAGCTTTACTACGTCTTCTACTGTGTCAAACTCCGCTGGGCGTTCCCAAGGAGAGTTACGTGGTGTGTCTGTGAGTGACTGCCCTGGGACAGGAGCTTGAATGAGGTTTACCATGTGTCTTACCTTATTTGGTGAAGCCTGCACCGAAGTACAAGCCTACGATAGCGGATACGATATGTGTGTCTAGGGGTGTGATAACGAAGCCCTGTGCGGCTTTCCAGTGGACTATCTCAGATGAGCTACCAAAGAGGTTCTTCCAGAACCCACCCTGTATCTCACTGTAGCCTACAATTACGCTGACTTCAGGATACCACACAGCTACAAGCTTTGGCAAGACAATAATAGAGAATACAGCTGATAAAGCAATCAGTCTACGTGTCCAAGCGAAGTGCGTATTAGTATTACCTGCATCACGAGCAGCGTTAACCTGTTTTGCATTGAAGTTAGCACGGGCAATGAGTAGTTTGTTTTGCTCTGCTTTAGCTTTTATGCTCTGACCCCATATAGACAAGACCCCACCGAGAATGGTGGAGCCAAGCATTGTTATGAGTTCTAGCGGGAGGCCTAGCATTACTCAGGTATACCTGCCTGTGCGGCATTAGCTAAGGGCAGTTGATCTGATACGTCTGAGAGGTTAGAAATAAGACCTGCATAGTAAAGCTCTTTAGCTACTCTGTTATCCATGCCTGCAGTATTCTTGCCTGCATCTTTTCTGCGTAGACCCAATGCGAAAGCACTTACATCCTTGTTCTTAGCAGCTGTAAGTACATTAGTCCAGGTTTTACCTGCCTTACCGCCTCCTACGTTATACGCTAGAGATGTGAGTGCGTTTTGGTAGGGTGCTTCAAGCTTATCCCACGAAGTACCT